CATGCAAGATGATGAACTAAGTCAAGCATTAGAATTTATTGCTAAGATAATTCTAAAGCCAGACATTCCTCCTCAGGTTGCTACGATTGAGATCGTTAGGTTACAGGCAATCGCTGCAAAGATGCAGATGAGGGCAACGTGGATGGCTAACGTAGATAAAAGTGATAGATCAAAGAAAAATGTATATTATTCCGCAGCAGCAGAAATTGACAAGGTAGTTGCAGCACTAAAGTTTATACTTAAGTGATACAATTATTCCCTAACAAGATAGGAAAAAATAATGGCTAAGAACTTTTTAGAAGAAGTAATGGATAAACAACCAGAAGGCCCAATTGACACAAGAGCTTTGATTAATAAGATTGAGTCTGGCTATACAGTAAACAGAAAGACTGAGTTCAAGACAAAGAAAACCTTTAGTCCATCGGCACTTGTGTATGGCAATGGTGCTTGTGCTAGGTATTGGTGGCTCGCTTGGACAGGAGCAGACTTTGAGGACAATGCAGATGCTTACGCTGTGGCAAACATGGGCAGTGGAACAGATGCACATGAGCGCATTCAAACAGCAATTGAGAATGCAGGGCTCATGGTAGAGAAAGAAAAGCGTATTGTTGCACAAGATCCACCCATCTTTGGATTTGCTGATGCTGTAATCCAATGGGGTGAAGAGCAGCCTGTAGTAGAAATTAAAACAATGCGTGAAGAATCATTTGCGTATCGTAAGCACGCTAAGCCACCAAACTACCACCTCATGCAGCTAATTATCTACATGAAGGTACTTGGAAGAAAGCTTGGAGTGCTTCTTTATGAAAATAAAAACTCTCACGAACTACATGCAATTACCGTAGAACCCAAAGAAGAGTACATTGCTTGGGCAGATTATGCATTTGATTGGATGCGTAAAGTGAGGAAGCAATGGGAAGAAGAAGATATTCCTCAAAAGACGTACAGGTCAAACTCAAAGGTGTGCAAGGGTTGTCCAGTAGCAACAACCTGTGCGTCTGCAGACAAGGGAACAATTAAAATACAGCCTCTGGAGTACCTTGGATGAAGATTTGTGAGTGGTGCTCCAAGGACTTCAATCCTAAAGTAACCTACCAGATTTACTGTTCCTCAGAGTGCAGAGAGCTTGCTACTAAAGAGAAAATTTCTTATAGGCAGCAAATTGTAAGAGCAAAAAGTAGGTCTGGAAAAAAAAGAAAATGTGCTGGTGGATGCGAAACCATTATTTCTATATATAATAACAATGGTTTTTGTGGAAACTGTATGGTAAATAAAAGAAAAGTTGATCAAATGCTAAAAGAACTTAAGGGGTTGTTTGACTATGAGCAAGAAAAGTGAAGCACTAGGTCTAGACGCACCCAGTTCATTTTGTGCAATAGATGCAAGCACACTAAGCATAGCGTTTGCATTCTTTATTGATGGTGAGTTGGGCAGGTACGGCAAGGTTACTTTTTCAGGAAATACAATCTATGAAAAGTTATCTGATACTGCCCACAAGACCATTAGCTTATTTAAAGCTATGCCAGTAGACTGCATGGTAATTGAAAAAACAATTTTTGCTAACAGCCCTCAAGTGGCTGCAAACCTATCCCTAAGTCAAGGGGCACTAATAGGTGGAGCATCCCTTGGTGGCGTTACAAAGGTGTATGGAGTGGCTCCAATGTCCTGGCAGTCCTATGTTGGAACAAGGCTACTGACTACAGATGAAAAACAAAAGATTCATAATGCCAATCCAGGCAAATCATCTTCTTGGTATAAAGCCAAGGAAAGAGAACAAAGAAAACAAAAGACTATCTCAACAGTTAATGAAAGATTTAATATAAACATTAGCGATAACGATGTTGCTGATGCCTGTGGCATTGGAATGTTTGCTGTTGATAATTGGAAAAAGGTTATAGCAAAATGAGATCAAAGGGTCTACATCTTAGCGAAGCTTTTATGAAAAAAAGATATGTCATGGATAAAAAATCTCCAGAGGACATTGCAAAAGAATGTGGAGTTAGTGTACAATTAATCTATCGTCAACTCAAGAAGTTTGGATTAAGAAAATGACAGACATGGTAAACCATCCCCCGCACTACACATCTCATCCATCTGGAATAGAGACTATTCAGATTACAGAACACATGGGTTTCTGTTTAGGGAATGCTATAAAATATATACTAAGGGCTGAGCTTAAGGGTAAGAAAGTGGAAGACCTTGAGAAAGCAGTTTGGTATATTAACAGAGAGATTGCGAGGGTAAAGAATGGCTAAGCGTAAGGAAGTTGTATCTCCTAATGCCCACCTGTATCAAAGAGAATCAAGCTACACAATGCCTGATGGTAGAGTGATAGAAGGCGGAGAAACAATAAAGATTCATGGTGAGTGGGGGTCAAAGTTTAAGTTTAAAGAATATGTTGCAAGAACTGATAGCGGAATAGAATGGATAGATTGCTTTCAGATTATTGGAGGGCAACTTGCTGGATGGAGATCGTTCAGACCTGATAGAATTAAACCTATGCCAAAGAAGCGCAGAAAGAATAAAAAGGCTGTATAAATTTGTCTCAAGATAAACTTAGAAGATACGCTCAACCAAGTCTTCTTGACAGCAGCAAGAATCAGAAAGAAAAGCCTCAAAAAAGAACTGCAGCAAAAAAAAGAGAAGTCCAGCAAATGCTTGGAAAAATGAAAGAAGACTCTGGCTGCATAGACTGTAAAACAAAATACCCATTCTATGTTTTAGACTTTGATCATGCACGAGGAAATAAAGTTTCGAATATCGGACAGATGTTAGATTATTTTACAATTGAGGACATCCTAAAAGAAGTAGCAAAGTGTGACATAGTTTGTTCCAACTGTCACCGTGAAAGAACTTACAATAGAAAAAATAATAGCAGTGACTAATGTCACAATATCTCCTACAGGGTTGACTCAGATATATTTCGTATGATAGTCTATATGGATGTTGTTGCCGTCAGGAGGAAAGATGACGAAAACGAAACTGCTAGGAGGCATTTTAGGAATGGTGATTGTTATGAGTACAGCTTTACCAGCAATCGCTGAGCCTGCCCCCAATCAGGTGTATGCTAAGTCTGCACCGACTGCGACAAACCAAGTCGTAAAATCTAGTCATGAGTATCGAATTGCACAATCAAAAGATGCTAAAGACATGATGGGATACGAACCCTCTCTTTACAAAGGAAAGTGGTATGACTCAAAGTGGGAGAATACAAGAAAATGTATTATGCACGGAGAGTCACGTTTCAATTACAGATCAGCGAACAAAACATCATCGGCGAGAGGCGCGTACCAATTTTTGGATCGTGCTTGGAGAGTGTCCTTAACCTTCATGATGTTGGAAGAATCAAAAGAAAATAACGACGGTTTATCTAAAGAGCTTAAGAAGCTAAGAAATAAACCAATTCACGAATGGAATAGATACTACCAAGATAGATCTTTCTTTACAGCATGGAGACATGGTGCTGGCAAGAAGCATTGGTATCAATTTAATTCTAATTGCATGTAGTTTGTGGTGGGGCGAGACCAAAATAAAAATTAGGTAACAACAACTCGTCCCACTGCTGCTATAATTGTTACCTATTGAGGAGAAGCGTGGACAGCAGAGATATAGTTTTACATCTTGAAGAAGTTAATCAGGTAGCAGCAGAATACATTAAGGGAAAAGATGCTTCTGCTATTTCCAAAGATCTTGACATTCCTCGCAATCGTGTTATGAGCCTACTTTCTGAGTGGCGAGAAATGATTGCCAACAATGAGGCTGTACGCATAAGAGCAAGAGAAGCACTTGCTGGTGCAGATCAACACTATAACCACCTCATTCGTCAAACATATGAGGTTATTGAAGAAGCCACCCAGAACTCAAATCTTTCTGCAAAGACTGCAGCAATTAAGCTCGTCATGGATATTGAATCTAAAAGAATTGATATGCTTCAAAAAGCGGGGCTATTAGAAAACAAAGAGCTCGCTGACCAATTATTAGAGCAAGAGCAAAAGCAAGATGTTCTTGTTGGAATTCTCAGGGAGGTATCAGGAGAGTGCCCAAGATGCAGGAATGAAGTTGCAAGAAGGCTTGCAGACATCTCTGGTCAAGGGGAAGTGATTACAGTTGAGTCTTAATTTTGATGAATTTCTTGGAGCACTTGACGACTCCCCCTTTGAAGAAGATCCAGTAGATTTAGATACTTTTTTGCATGATTCTAATTATTTAGATCAGCCTAAGTTATCTCAGATACAAAGAGACCTTGTGGAGGCAATGAGTCAAATTTATAAAGAAGAAGATTTAATTAAAATAATGGGAGATAGGGAAGGTCGTGAACATTATAAAAAATATACAAAGGGAGAGGTTATCCTACAACTGGGAAAGGGTAGTGGTAAAGACCACACTTCCACCATTGGCTGTGCTTATTTGGTTTACAAACTCCTTTGCCTAAAAGATCCTGCGCGATACTTTGGTAAGCCTCCTGGAGATGCTATTGACATTATCAACGTTGCTATTAATGCCCAGCAAGCAAAGAATGTTTTCTTTAAAGGGTTTAAGGGTAAAGTTAATCGTTCCCCGTGGTTTGCTGGAAAATTTGATGCAAAGGCAGATAACATTGAATTTGATAAAGCTATCACCGTTTATTCAGGGCACTCAGAAAGAGAGAGTCATGAGGGACTTAACCTCATCCTAGCAATCCTTGATGAGATCTCTGGATTTGCCATGGACAATGCATCTGGAAACGAAAATGCTAAGACTGGTGAGGGTATTTATAAAGCCTTTCGTGCATCAGTAGACTCACGTTTTCCTGACTATGGAAAGGTAGTCTTGCTTTCATTCCCAAGATATCCAGGGGACTTTATATCTAAGCATTATGACAAAGTTGTTGCTGAAAAAGATGTTGAGATTAAGAAACATAGTTTTATTATTAATCCAGACTTACCAGCAGATCTTCCAGAGAATCAGTTTACTATTGAATGGGAAGAAGATCACATAAAGTCGTATAGAACTCCAGGAGTCTTTGCTATTAAAAGGCCAACGTGGGAAGCTAACCCAACAAGAAGTATTCAGGACTTTGAAAGATCATTCGTTGATGACTATGCAGATGCTATGCAGCGTTTTGCCTGTATGCCATCCTATGTGACCGATGCCTTCTTTAAGCAAAAGGAAAAGCTTGAGCAAGCAATGTGTCTTCATAATCCAATTGACTCCTTCAAAAGAATAGAACCTTCTTGGCAACCTAAAGAAGATGTAGTTTATTTTCTTCATGCTGACCTTGCTCAAAAACATGATAAGTGCGCGGTTGCAATCTCCCATGTAGATAAATGGGTAGAGGTAAGAACCTTTAACGATCACACACAGATACACCCACTCGTAATTGTTGATGCCATTGTTTGGTGGGAGCCAAGGAAAGAGGGGCCAGTCAACCTATCAGAAGTAAAGAACTGGATTGTTGATTTTCGTAGACAAGGATTTGAAATAGGACTAATTACCTTTGACCGCTGGCAGTCATTTGATATTCAACAAGAGCTAAGGTCTGTTGGTATCGAAGCAGATACCCTGTCTGTTGGCAAAAAACACTATGAGGATCTTGCAATGCTCATTTATGAAGATCGTGTAATGATGCCACACATTGGAATTCTTTTGGATGAGATGAGTCAATTGCGTATCGTATCAGACAAGAAAGTTGATCACCCTAGAAAGGGCAGCAAAGACCTGTCAGATGCCGTTACAGGGGCGGTATACAATGCAATTGCTCACACACGCCGTAATCTTAACCAAGAGATATCAATACATTCTTGGGGATCTATAAGCAAAGAACAAATAAAAAGAGAAAAGGTTGAAGGAACAATAGAATCACCAAAAGCCCCAGAAGAAATAAGAGACTTTTTATCAAATATGGGATTTATGTAGTTGACAAAGAATAGACGATGGGATAAACTTTACACATGACAGCATTCATAATCACAACAATAGTTTTATTCTTGCTTTCTTTAGGAAGCAATATGGTCTATCTATCAAATGGAGAATCTCCAAATAGGATGGGAGCAGTCTTTGGGGTTGCCATATTCTCTGTAATGATTTCTTGGGCAGTTTTTTTGCTTTTTGGATGATATAATTTATTGATGGAAATAGTAATTAAAGAGCTTTCTAAAAAACGTTTCTCTGCAACACTATACATCAATGGAGAGATGTTTGCTTCATCCGTAGAACCAAGACCTGGCTGTGCAATAAGGACGGTTTTGAACAAACTTCAACTTGAGTATGGGGCTCCATCAGGAGACCTAGTTATAGATATCAGCGACTGGTAAAGGTGGTATAATTTTAGTATGGATAATTTTTTTAACAAGAGTGAAGAAGAAGTAACCGTTGTTCCTTCAGAGGAAGTACTAGATGCAATTACATCTTCAGAGGTGGTAGAGGTTTTTTCTGAAGAAGACCTAACAAAAGAAGACGAATCAGATATAGATTGGGAGACACTATAATGGCAAAACTTTGTGCAGCAGGGGTAACCCTTAGAGATCAAGTAAATAAAAAGTGGCCCAACAGAAATAAGTCTTCTGATGGATGGGTAGGAGATGCAGCACATGCATCACGCGATGGTTGGGGTACAAATGGTAAAGGCTCTTATCATAATCCAGATCCAAAAGGTATCGTTCATGCGATTGATTTAGATGAGTCCTTTGGTCCTGGGTGGAAAAAGGGAACAACTGCTAAAGAGTTTGCAGAACAGCTTGCAACGTATTGTCGTGAGGGTAAGGATGGCGGAAGAATAGCCCACATTGTTTATGAAGATCAGGTAGCATCTGCTACTGCAAACAATTGGCATTTCCGTGGATCAGGATACAGTCACTTTCATCACATACACATTAGCTTTACAAATAAAGCAGACTATGATGGTAAGAAGTTTAATCTTCCAATTTTTGAAAATAAGCCAGCTTCCAAAAAGTTGTGGGATGGGGTAGTTCCAGAATTCAATAACATTATGAGAGCGATGAATGATGAGGACTTGAAGAACAAAGCGGTGTGGAGATTGTCATGTAGGCTAGCAGACCTAGGATTCTTTAATGGAGTGCCAGTAGAGTATGAGCAAGGTTACCCATGGAAGGCCGTAAATGCTTGGCAGAAGTCAAATGGATGGAATAATATTTCTCCAGAAGGAGCATACGGCAGGACGGCACATAGAAAGTTGTTTGGATAATCATGCCTTGGGAGATTAGAGAAAAAACTCCTCAATGCTCTGGATATGGAGTTTTCAAAGAAGGCACTGATGAACTATCTGGCTGTCATGAAACTAAAGCTTCAGCAGAAAAACAATTAGCTGCACTGTATGCGTCAGAACCAGAAGCTTCTAAGTCAGTTAGTCCTGAATTTGAAAAGTATCGCGGAGAGCTTTATACAAAACTTACTGAAGAAGAAAAAGCTTTTCATGACGCTCTTATTTCTATAGCAGAAAAATATGGACCATTTGATCTTGGAACCTCTAGCATTTGGGTGGGGTATGAATCAGGAGATGACAACGAAGACGCAAAGATTGGTGTCATGTGTGCAAACTGTTCATTCTTTAATCCAGAGACTTTGGGGTGTGGCATCCTGTCCTATAAAGTAGAGCCTATGGGGAAGTGTAGACTCGCTGCAATTCCAGATGGATACGTCATGCCAGAAATGGAAGACGAAGAAGGAGAGGAAGAGGATGAAATGGAAAATATTTTGAAAGCTGAAACCGTTCGAGTCGGTCAGATGGTTTCCTGGAACTCCTCTGGAGGAAGAGCAGAGGGAAAGGTAAAGAGAGTCGTTAGAAGTGGTTCCTACAAAGTTCCAGATTCTGACTTTACCATTACAGGAACAGAAGACAATCCAGCAGTGGTCATTGAACTTTATAGAGATGGAAAGCCAACTGGAAGAATGGTTGGACATAAAATGGAGACCCTCTCTGTTAAAAAGAGTCTTTGGTCTGGAACATTTAATCCAAGAATGGGATTTAATAAGCATGGCTGATACATACAAGCCAACTGATGGAATGAAGTCAGCAGCCAGAAGAGCTCTTAAGTGGAAAGAAGAAGGAAAGGCAACTGGTGCAGGAACTCCTGTAGGATGGGGTAGAGCAACCGATATTGTTTCTGGAAGATCTATGTCTCTTGATACAGTGAAAAGAATGTACTCCTTCTTTTCTCGTCACGAAGTTGATAAAAAGGGAAAAGACTTTTATAATACATCTAATCCATCTAATGGTCGCATCATGTGGAATGCATGGGGTGGAGACGCAGGATTCTCATGGTCAAAGAAAATAATAGAAAGAGAAAAAGCTAAAAAAGTTTGGCACGGATCAGCATTTCAATAAAATATTGACAAATTAATAAATCTCTGATAAAATTAATGACAAGGAGTTGAGCGTGATGGCTTTAGTACCATTTGTCTTGTTTACAGTAAATCCATCACTAGGATTTCTTTGGGCCATTATTGCTGAATACTGGTATATTAAAAGACTAGACGAACTAGATCAAGCATTTGACACAATAGTAAAGGATTTGGAAGAAGTGGATGATGAAGAAGAGTATGTTCATGTTGCTATTATTGAGAACAATGCGTACTGGGTAATCGGAAACGTATTTTATCAAGCAGACATTGTTGATGGAGAAGTCAACAAGGAATCTTCTAGACCTATTGATGCCTTTAAGATGTCTAGTAAAGATTTAAATAAGATGTTGTACATATTAGATAACCTAACAGAAGGATCGTAATGAATATTGTTGTTCAGGGAACAAAAGAATTCTCAAACTATAATGTATTTTTGCGTGCAATGGGAGTAGCTCTATCTGATGTTAATGATGGAGAGTTTAACCTATACTCAGTAGGACCAGCAAACATTAATTCTTTTACTGCAGAGTTTTGCAATTTATCTGAAAAAAGCTTAAAGCAAAGAGGCATTAAAGCAAGGTACTACAAGGTTCCAGCATCTTTTATTGAAGAGAATATGAAAAACTTTCAATACTTTGCCTTTCTTTCAACACCAAATCAAAGACCATCAAAGTTGGCATCATCTGCTGAGTTAGAGGGAATTGATGTTGGCCTATTTAGATACTAGAGGGTATTCATGTTGAGTAATAGAGACAGTGCCTATCTAAGTGTGGCTAGATATTTTGCTACAAAGTCTGCTGCAAGGAATACACATGGAGCAGTAATAGTTAAAGGCGGTAGAGTGGTTGGTACTGGATATAACAAAAACAGAAATCATCCTCTATTTGTTTCACCAGAACATATTAAAAGCGATTGCAGCGTACATGCAGAAGCCTCTGCTATTCGTGATGCAGGTAATGATGTAAAGAACGCAATAATCTATGTTGCAAGAGTCAATAGACATGGAGAAGATAGAGATAGTAGACCTTGCTCAAGATGCTTGGTACTAATAAAACAATCAGGTATCAAAAGAATAATACATACAACAGAATCAGGGAGAGTAAATGTTAGTAACTAATTTGGAAGATATGGAAAAGATTGTAGACTCACAGAAAGATCTTTCTTGGGACGGATGGAGTGTCGTTAAGTACAAAAGTAATCCAGGAGCCCAGTTCAATAAGTCAGGGGCTTATCGTAATGGTAAGTGGTATAGCAAGTCAATCTTCCCATTAACAGAAAAAGGTTGGTCAGTTCCAAATAGTTTGGGTATCAGAGATGTCTAAGTGGAGAGATGAAGCTAAATGCTTAGGGATGGATACCAACATATTCTTTGATAAGTATGAAGATGATAAGTCAATGGCTGCAAGTATAGATAAGTTGTGTGGTCGCTGTCCCGTAAATAGAGAATGCTTTGCTGTTGGAGTTTCCAATAAAGAGTGGGGTGTATGGGGTGGTGTCTATTTAAAAGAGGGAAAGATCGACAAAGAATTCAACCAACACAAAAACAAACAGTCTTGGTTTGATACTTGGAGATCACTAACTATGGAGTCAGAATGATTTATACACCAAAAATTAAAGCACAGGTACATTCAATTCCAGTTCCAGCAGATTTTGTTATGGATGTAGTGGAATATGATATGCAACCACCATATATCGGTCTACGGTTTTATGAAAGTCATTGGAGGCATATGTCTGAAAAAGAAAGACTTAAGTGTATAATGTACTTGCAAAAAGTTAAAAGTATAATTCAGGGTTATGGAATTAACGTAACCCTTGATCCAGTATACGATGTTCCAGGAGGACAAAAGCTAGGATGAAGATTTTTATTTCTATTGTTTCCTATAAGGACACTGAGCTAACTCCAACAATAAAAAGCCTAATGGGTAATGCAGATAACCCAGACGATTT